CACGAGGATATCGGCGCCGCGGCGGCGATTGTGCCAGCGGTTCCGAATCCTCCAGCCCGTCGCCTCGTCGGCGTCGTCCTCGGCCTTCGGCCCGATCTCCATGAGCTTCTCGGCGTTCGGGTAGGTCGGCTCGATTATCAGGCGCTCGCCGGTCAGAGGCATCGGAATCCCGGCCCAGTCGCCCCGGAGGGCGGCAATCTCCGTCAGCGCGCCCCGCAGGCCGTGGTGCGAGTCGAATGCCCTAACCGCCAGCTGTGCGCGCGACCGCGATGGCGTTGGTGCGGGTCGCCGGGACTCTTGTCGGCGCTGCTTTGCGGCGCGAGCGCGGCGGCGCTGCCGGTCCTTTGACATTCGGAACCTCCAGATCGGCGGGCGCACCCGCGATGATGTATTCAGCCGTCTCGGCGTCGAAGCCGAGCGCGCGCCGATAGAGCGGCCCCTTGTCGTCCTTGCCGACCTCGATCAGCAGGGCGAAGCCGCGCTTGAGCATGTCCGCGACGATCGCGCTCGCGCGCTTCACCTCGTCGGGCTTCTTGGGGTCGAAGCTCAGCTTGGTATCGCCAGCCCCGACGTTCAGGATTCCTATTTCTCCGGCCACTATCGCCTCCCTCTTTCTTCGCCATTGACGTTCAGATCGAGCCCAGCCTTGGCCACCCGATCATAGAGCACAGTGCCCACGCTGGTCGCGAGGTTAAGGCAATGGAGGGAAGGGATCGAGACAAAGCGATGGCAGCGCTTGAGCAGCGCACCCGGGATTGAGCCGTCCTCCGGCCCGAAGATGTAAATCGCTTCGTCTGGGTGCTCGAAATGGGGGAGCGATTCCGTGCCTCCTGGCAGCAACTCGACCGCGACCGGGACAGCTCGCGGGTTGGCAGCCAGCAAGGCGGACAGCGGGTCTTGGTTCCGCACCAGCGTCACGTCGGCATAGCCGCGCATCCGCTCCTCGCGCGGAAGGCGCTCGCCGCTGTCGCGGTCGATCGCCACGCGATGCCCGGAATACCAGACCTGTTCGATGCCGTAGCAGGACGCGAGGCGCACCGTCTGGCCGACATTGTGGGGATATTTCGGGATCTGGAGCATGATGGCGGGCACCGTCGGGACGAGCGGCTTGTTCAGCCCGACCTCTTGCCCGCGCCTCCAGATGAACAAGCCGTCGTCGTCGTGCCTGCTCACCCCTCGACCTCCTCGACGATCACCGATCTGATCGCCGTCCTAGGTTCGCCCCGGAGCTTGCCGATCAGATCGAGCACTATGGAGATCAGGCCGAACGAGAATCCCACGATAGCGATCGACCGAAATAGGCCAATCTCGCTCGGCGTCCACAGCGCCAACCCGCCCATCATAATCCCGAACAGAAAGAAGATCATGAGGCCGAGCTTGTTGAATATGGAACCCCAGCCGCGCCAAGGCACGCGCTCAAAGTTCTCACTCAGCAGCGATTCCCTTTTCATGGCGTGGGCATCCCCTCTCCTCGCTGGTGCGCCTCGACCAGCCGGCCCTGGGCGACGCTCGCGTCCTCGATTTCGCAGCCGATCCACCGCTCGCAAGGCGGCTCGCGGCCCCACGGCTCCTCGCAAGTCGCGCAAAGGTAGGGGCGACCGGAAAGCATCTTGTTGTCGATCGGGTGGAACGCTGGGCCGTCGATCTTGCCGATTTCGACGGTGTGCGACTGGCGCGCGTTCCGGGCGCGCCGGCCTTTGCCGCCGACGCCCGTCGTGTAGCAGACCCGCGCGAAATAGCCGCCCGGCTGGGGCTCGGCGATGATGCCGACGATCGAGCCGCGATGGCGAGCGTAATCGTGCCCGGCGCTGATGGCCCGGTCGATATCGGGAAACGGCGCATCTGGGTGCGCGACCTGTAGCATCCGGCTCACAGGTCGAAGAACCGGCAGCCGTCGCTGGCAATGCCGGACGCCTTGGCCTTGGCCAGCACGTCGGGCCGCTCCCTAGCCTTCTCCCTCACGAAGATGCGCGCGGCCGGTCGGCTCCGCTTCATGGCAAACTGCTCGCGCGCCGCCTTGAGCGCAGCCAGCTTGTCGTCGGCCTCGACCTCGCCGACGATCTGGGCGCGGCCCATGTCGGTGAAAATGGCCTGATATTTCATAGTCCCTGCCTCCTCAAGATTTCGTCCTCGGCGGCCAGCCACATTTCGGCGGCCTCGTCGAGCGCGATCGCGGAGTCGATTTCGTTCATCCCGTCCAAGGTCATCGACTCCGCGAGGCGGCGGCGCTCCTTGTCGGTCAGGCGCTCGGTGGCGCTGGGGCGGCGGCTCATGACTCCCTCCGTTTCACAGTTACCTTGGGCAGGATCTTCGCCCGCCGCGCCGCCTGATGGCGGCGGCGATGCAGGGCCTTGAGCCGGGGCGTCGAAAGGCCCCGCGCGTCATAGCGTGCGTCCCCGGAATTCCGCCCAAACACACGATGGAGTTCGGCGGTCCACGCATGGTCGGCGGCGACAAAGGCGGGCCAGCCCGGGCTCGCGTAGCCGGGTCGCCATTTCTTCGGGCGGCGGCTCATAGCGACCTCGCCAGCGCCACCAGATCGGGCGTGCAAAGCGTCTCGCGGCCCTTGGCGCTGATCGCAAAGACCATCGCGCGGCGCCCATATCGGCCATGCGCCTCGGTCAGCCGATCGGCCTCCGCGAACGCCGCCTCGGGCGTCGCCAGATCTCGCGTCGTGTGCTTTTCGTGGGGGCCCACCCTGATGTGGGCCGCGAAGCTGATCGCCTGGGCGATCTCGGCGGCCTGTAGCCGCTCCTCGGCCAGAGCCGAGTCCGATTTCCTCAATGCCATTGTCGCGCCTCTCCTCTCTTGAAGATCGCCTTATTTCCCACTAAGCCGGAAATGTCCACTCCAGATGAAAGGCACGCGATGTTCGATGATTTGGATTCCCAGACCGCCGCCCAGCTCCAGAGCAAGTCCGAACAGGCCAGGGCGCTCGCCGATATCTGCGATCGCCACGGCGAGGCCGACGGGGCCACCGCAGCGCGCTCGATCGCGCGGGCGCTGATGGCCGAGTCGAACGCGCGGCGTGGCTGATGGGGACGAACCCGCGTCGCCGGTAAGATCAGAGGCGGAAATCCTCGATCTGGCGGCGCGAGAGGAGTGCGCGATCCGGGTCCGGGTCGAGCGCGAGGTGACGGGCAAGCTCGTGCTGGGCCCGCCCGAGAGCGAAAGGGGCTGGAGAGGCCGTGGCTACGAAGTCGATTGATCGCCGCCAGCTTGATCTGTTCCCGGGCCGGACCCGGAAGCGCGCCGCCGCCAGCTCGCCGATCGCGCCGCGCTCTCGCGCCGAGCGGGCGCTGGTCGAGGCGCTAGAAGGGGCGGCCAAGCCGCAGGCTCGCTACAGCAGCGCACGCGTGCGCCGCCTCATGACGCCCTTGCCCCGAATCACGGCCTTCGATTGATGCCAGGGCCGTTCGCCGCTGGCCGCAACCCGGAGTCGAGCATCAGCACCGCGTGGCGCGCGTGGCTGATCGAGGCCCCGGACGGCGACTTCGCCCGATTCGGGCTGATCAAGAAGTTCGCCGCGGCGCTCGACACCGCGCTGAGCCGCGGGTGGCTGGAGCGCTGCGGCTACGTCCGCGCTGGCCAGTGGCAATATCGGCTGACCGACGACGGCAAGGAGGCCCGGGGCCGCGCTCGGGCTGGCTGATGTTGCTGGGCGAGCGCCACGGTCGAATCGCGCGAGCTCGACGCCGCCAGCGGAGGCGGATCATATGTCGCCAGCCCACGGCCGCAGAAATCGCAGCCATGCCGTTCGATCCCCCACCAGAGGCCCCGACACCGCTCATGGTCCTCGGGAGGAAACAGCCGAAGGCGCGCCCCAAGCGCGCAAAGTCGCCGCGCGGGCCAGTGCAACAGCAGGGCGCGCTCGGCACTCAGGCTGGCCATTTCTGCAATCTCGGCGGGTGCTGCGGCCGGCTCGGCGTAGTGGAGTCGATGTTCCTCGCGTGCAACCAATGCGGGCAATTGATCGAACGGGCCGATTGATCGAGGCTCGAGTTTCGGCTAGATCGACTGGCACGGACCCTGCGGCCCAGCTGCCGCATCCGCCAACAAGGAGGACAGCCATGCGCCTTTCGATTTTCGGCCTGATCAGCGCCGCGCTCACTTTCGCCACCGCCACCTGGGAACGAGCCAGGGTCGCCGTCGATTGGGTCGTCGGCTTCGTTTTCGACGTGCTCGCTCAGCCCTTCGACTTCGCCGCCCGCTTCCCCCGCGCCGCCGTCGCGGCCGGCCCGGCGTTCGCCTATGACGGCCCGCCGATCCACAGCCTCCGCCACGAGGCCGGCACCGCCCAGCGGGCCGCAGCGCGGCACGTCTGACACCAACGCCCCCTCTGGGCACGGTAGGGGTCCGGGCGGCCAAGCCCGGGCCCCTTTTCATTCGGTCTTAGACTGATTCGCCTGCGCCGCCCCTGTCAGCCCTGCCCGGATCGTCCCGACCCATCGGGGCGCGATTGAACCTCGGCCTCTAGGGCGGCTCCTTGTGCCCCGGCGGCCAATGTCTTAAATCGGCATCGCCATGGCCGAGACTCAGCCCCCAGAGCGACAGGAGCGGCGCGGATGCCCAGCCGGCGGCGGCACCCTCACTCCAGCGCACGGCGGGCGCATCGGGAACCCTCCCTATCAGCGCGACGAGGAAGTCGCCCGCGAGGTCCGGACGCTTGCCAAGGTGCTGAGCCAGGAAATGATCGCCGAGCAGCTGGGAATCCACCGCAGCACGCTGGCCGCCCACTATGGGCCGGAAGTCCGCGCGGGAAAGCGCGAGGCGATCGCCGCGCTTGGAGCCATGGTGCTCAAGAAGGCGCTGGCCGGCGACCGCATCCTGGCGATGTTCTATCTCAAGACTCAGGGCAAGTGGAACACGCGCGTCGAGTTGACGGGAGCGGGCGGAGGGCCGATCAAAACGCTGGACCTGAGCCGATATACCGATGACCAACTCGCCCTCCTCGAACCCATCCTTGAGCAGCTTGCTGCCGACGGAATTCCTGACCTCGAAGGAATCGATTTCGGCGGCGCTGGCGCAGATTCGGTCGGAGCGGGCTCAGAGGGAACGTGAGCGCGTCGAGCGCGACGCCGACGAAATCCGGGCGCGCTGCCAGACCCTGATCGGGTTCACGCGCGAGTCCTGGCATGTGCTGGAGCCCAAGGCGATCTTCGTCCCAGGATTCCAGATCGAGGCCATTTGCGACCACCTGGAGGCGATCACGCGCGGCGAGATCAACCGCTTCCTCGCCAACGTGCCGCCCGGGTCCATGAAATCCCTGCTGGTCTCGGTGATCTGGCAGGCCTGGGAGTGGGGGCCGAAAGGGCTGCAAAGCCACCGTTTCCTTTCGACCAGCTACAATGACGGCCCAGTCAAGCGCGACACCCGCAAGACCCGAGATCTGATCTTGAGCGATTGGTTTCGGCTGCTCTGGCCCGCCGTCGAGCTGGTGCGGCACGGGGAAACCAGCTTCGCCAATTCCCAGACCGGCACCCGGGAGGGGACGGCTTTCGGGTCGCTGACCTCTCAGCGCGGCGACCGCCTCACCATCGACGACCCGCACAGCACCGAGACGGCCGAGTCGGACGCTGATCGGGCCACCACGACTCGCAAGTTCCGCGAGGGCGCGACCGACCGCCTGAACGACCCGATTCGGAGCGCGATCGCCATCATCATGCAGCGCCTGCATATGGACGATATCAGCGGCGTGATCGAGCAGCTCGGCATGGATTTCGTTAAGCTGGTTATCCCGATGGAGTTCGAGCCGGCCCGCCGCTGCATCACGCCCTATTTCAAAGACCCGCGGACCTATGAGGGTCAGCTTATGTGCCCGGAGCGCTGGCCGCGAGCCGAGGTAGAGCGGCTGAAGAAGGAAAAGGGCGAGTACGCCTATGCGGGACAGTATCAGCAGCGCCCGGCTCCGCGCGAGGGCGGTCTGTTCAAGCCCGATCTGATTCGCAAGATCGCTGCGGACCCGGGCGGCGGCAAGGTGGTTCGGGGCTGGGATCTCGCGGGCACGAAGCGCAAGACGAGCGCCTACACGGTTGGCCTCAAGCTCCGGCGCGTCGATGGCCGGTTCATCATCGTCGATGTGAAGCGGATCCGCGGCAACCCCGCCGAGGTCAAGAAGCTGGTCAAGAGATGCGCGATCGACGACCGGCTGCTGTGCCTTCAATCGCTGCCCAAGGAGCCGGGCCAGGCGGGCATCGCCCAGAAGGACGACATCGCCGACATGCTCGCCGGGCACAATTTCAGGTTCAGCCCAGAGACGGGCGACAAGGAGTTTCGGGCCATCCCGGTCGCGGCCTCGATCGCGGCCGAGGTGGTCGATATGGTCGAGGCCCCGTGGAACAGCGAACTGATCGACGAACTGCGCAACTTCCCGACCGGCACGTTCAAGGATCAGGTGGACGCATTCTCGCGCGCCCATATGGAACTGGTGAACAAGGCCGACGAAGGCCCGGGCGGGATGCCGGAGTCGTCCACCACCGACACCCGCGGCAAGCCGATCGAGGACGATCCTTGGGCGATACCGACCGACGCCGCGCAAGCCTCTTGACGTCGCGCCTCGATCGCGGGAAACAAGGCGCGCGGGTTGGCGCAGCCTGGGAGCGCGATAGGAAAAAGCAATGCTGCGACAGCGCGACAAGGGCAAAACCCGCGTCTATTCCAAGCGCCATTACGAAGCCAATCGCGACCGGATGATTGCACGCGCGAAGGCCGACAAGCCCCGCGCCAAAGCTGCGGCTCACAAGATCATCAGCGACTATCTAGCCGATCACCCTTGCGTCGATTGCGGCGAGGCCGATCCCGTCGTTCTGGAATTCGACCATCGGAGCGCTAAGCTGTTCGACATTGGGTCGGCTATCGGTCGCGGGTACGGCGCAAGGTCGATCGCGGCCGAGGTCGCCAAGTGCGACGTGCGATGTGCGAACTGCCATCGCCGCAAGACCTATGCAGAGCGGGGATTCTCGCATAGAGGATAGCGCGCGGGCCGGTTCAAATCCGGCACCCGCAACCAGATGCCGGAGCGAAACCGGCTGGGCTGATCCGGGCCTGCGCGCTAGTGGGCCCGGGGACTGGCTGGGAGTAGGCGAGACCGCCCGCGCTGGCGGGAGGGCATCGGGGAGGCCGCAAGTTGCTCGACGGCCCAAGTTTGGCGGGAAGGCCGGTCCTGGCGGCGCAAGCCGGCATAGCGGCACAACCCCGGACCTCCCCGACCATCCATCCCCGCTAGACCGCGCACCCCTGATCAGGATAAGAGGCGTTTTCCTGATGGGGAGCGCCGCCGTTGGCCGACAACATCTTCACCCGGATCGGGCGCGCATTCCGGCAAAGCGACGACGGCGCGGACGACGCTCTTGATCTGGGCGGGTTCGGTGCGCCCCCCGAGCATATTGAGCCGGACTGGGACAGCGTGGACGGCGTTGCGAAGGCCGCCCCGACCGGCACGATCGGCTCGACGGGCGCCAGCACGGTCGGGGGTTTCATCCTTAGCACCGAGCGCGGACCCAAGCTCCAGGGCATCAAGCGATTCGAGGCGTTCGCCGAAATGGTCGCCGACACGTCCATCGTGGCGGCCGGCGTGCGCCTGTTCCTTGCGCTGCTCAAGAAGGCCGAGTGGGCGGTCGTGCCAGCCGAGGGCCAGGAGGAGAACGGGCGCGCCAAGGAGATCGCCGAGGCCGTCGAGTCGATGATGTACGATATGACCTCCAGCTGGGCCAAGATCGTCGGCCAGCTCGCGATGTATCGCTTCGACGGCTTTCGCATTCTCGAATGGACGGCCAAGCAGCGCGACGACGGCCAGATCGGCATGCTGGACGTGGAAATCAGGCCGCCGCGCACGATCGTGCGCTGGGATCTGGACCCCGGCGGGACCGTGCTGGGCGTCTGGCAACAGACCCCGGATTTCAAGGAGGTTTTCCTGCCACGCGGCAAGGTCGTGTATGGCGTGGACGACACGCTGACCGAGCATCCGGAGGGCATGGGGCTCTATCGCCACCTCGTGCTGACCGCGCGCCGCCTCAAGGCGTTCCACGATCTGGAGGAAATCGGATTCGACACAGATCTGCGCGGAATTCCGGTCGCCTACGGACCCTTGGCCGCGCTCGACAAGATGGTCGAGGATGAGGGCGGGACCGAGGCCTCGAAGGCCAAGCGGACCCAGTATCGCAAGCCGCTGATCGACTTCATCAACAGCCACATCAGGAATCGGCGCCAGGGGCTTATGTTCGACTCCGAAACCTACCGATCGAGCGACGAGCGCCAGACGCCCAGCCCGGTGAAGAAATGGTCGGTCGAGCTTCTGCAGGGCGAGTCGAGCAGCTTCGAGGCGATGACGAAGGCGATCGTGCGGCTCAATCAGGAAATGGCGCGCATCCTGGGCGTCGAGCACCTGTTGCTGGGCGCCGATGGAGGGGGGTCGCTCGCCCTCGGTCGCGCCAAGGTGGACGTGCTGTTTCTGACCGTCCAGGCAACCCAGAGCGAATTGGTGGAGATCTTGGAGCGCGACTGGCTGGGGCCGATCGCGGAGTTGAATGGCTGGGAGCCTGATCTGGTGCCCAGCCTAGCCGTGGCGGAGTTGCGCGGCGAGGACGTGGCGGCCGTGACGGAAGCGCTCGACACCATGGCCCGGGCCGGCGCGGTCCTCCAGCCCGACGACCCGGCGATCAATGTCGTGCGCGACATGGTGAATCTGCCCCATGTGCCTGATGAACTGATGGCTCGCGACGCCGATCTGCTGGGCGACGACCCAGACGATCCGGACGCCCCGATCGACCGCGCGCCGGAGCCTGGGATGAACAAGCGCGTCAATGTGCACTGGATCAGGTCGCGCCGCTCGAAGATGCGCCAGAAGCGAGTCGCGGGCGCGAGCGCCGCGGCGTAAATGGGGGCTGTTCCACGGCGGTCTTTGCGCGTAAGAAGCTGGGCCAGCAAGGGAGGCTGCCATGTCGTTCGGCAATGATTTTGAGAATCAACTGCTCGCGCTCATCTTTCTCGGCACAGCCATTCCGAACGTCGCCGACAACGCGGCCACCGACCCGCTGACCGACCTCTATCTCAGCCTCCATACCGCCGACCCCGGCGAGGCCGGGGCCCAGAACACGACCGAGGCGGCCTACACCAGCTATGCGCGCGTCGCCGTGCCGCGCACCACAAGCGGCTTCACGACTCCCGCTGGCGGCGCAACCAACCTGGCCGCGCTGCGCGACTTCCCGACCGGCACCGTGGACGACGGCGAGGAATGCACGCACTTCGCGGTCGGCACCGATGCGGCCGGCGCTGGCCAGATCATCATGAGCGGCACGCTGACGCCGTCGGTCAATACCGGGATCGGCGTGATCCCGCGCATGACGACCGCGACCTCGTTCACGCTCGACTAGGGGGCCGCGATGGCAGCCGGAAAAGTGGTCGAGACTTCGGGCACCGCAGCCGGAACTCTGGCGCGCGATCGCCGACCGCTGGCCGAACTGGTCGAAGCCGCAATGGGCGAGGCCGCGCTGGCCGCGCTGGCCGCCGGGATCACCGATCAGGACGAGGTTCTGAGATTGAAGATGGCGGCGCGCGAACGGGTCAAAGCAGACAACCGCGCCTAACTCTGGAAAGGTCTTGAGCGATGACAATCTATGCTGACCGCGTGAAGGCCGCGACGGGCACCACCGGGACGGGGACGATCACGCTGGGCGCGGCTGTCGCTGGCTTCCAGTCCTTCGCGTCGGGCGGCATCCCCGACGAGGGCTCGGTTCGCTATCTGATCGAGGACGGCGTGGATTGGGAACTGGGCGTCGGCGTTTTCGACAGTGGCGCGGGAACGATGACGCGGGCCGTGCAGGCTTCGTCGAACGCGGGCGACCCGCTTGACCTGACCGGCAACGCCATCGTGTCGCTCACCCTGACCTCCGTCGATATCGCCGGGCTTGCTCTCGCCAGGGATATTCAGGAATTCACGGCCGACGACACCTGGACAAAGCCCGAAGGTGCGGCGTCCGTCGAGGTCATTTGCATTGGCGCTGGCGGCGGCGGCGGATCAGGTGGTCGTTCCTTCGAGGAAGGCGTCGACTCCGGTGGCGGCACTGGCGGCGGCGGCGGCGGCTACGTCAGCGCATTCTTCCTGGCTTCGGAACTGCCCGGCACCGTCGCCATTACGGTCGGCACCGGAGGAGGCGGCGGCGGCGGCGTCGCCGAGGACGGCGATCCCGGAGAGCCGTCCACTTTCGCGGACTTTTTGGTGGCGCGTGGCGGCGGCGGCGGCCCAGCTGGCGGCGCCTCGACTCCCAACACATTCGCGGCGGGTGGCATTGGCATTCTCTCCGGCTCGATAAGCGGACTTGGCGGCTTCAGCGGAGGCGGCTCCGGCGTTGGGTTGCCCGCCCCAAATGAGAGCACCAACTTGACCGCAGCCGGCGGCGGCGGCGGCGGCGGCGGAACGGACGGAGACTCGCCGCCCAGCGCGGGAGGCGACGGCTCTATTGGCTCCGTGCGTTCCACAGACGCGCTCGGCGGCGGCGGCGCTGGCGGCACGGCTGGCGGAGGCGCGGGTGCCGATGGCTCCACAGTCGCCACCGTTGCGTTCATGCCCGGCGCGGGTGGCGGCGGCGGCGGGTCCAGTTCAACCGCGGGCGGCGGCGACGGCGGCGATGGTCATCGCGGCGGCGGCGGCGGCGGCGGCGGCGCTGGCCTGAGTCCTTCAGCCTACAGCCTCGGCGGCGACGGCGGCGACGGACGTGTCTGGGTGATCACGACCTTCTAGATCGAGGAGTTAGGGCCGAATGCTGGGATTTGGCCCTCTTGCCTCGTTCCCGCTGGGCGACGACGGGGCCGCCGCGATCATCGAGTCAATCGTTGAGACGGTCGGAAATTCGGCCGGAGCCGCCAGCGCAAGCGGGGCGGCCTTGGCGGTGGCGACGACCGCTGGCACTGCGACCGCCGCCGGTGGTTCCGGGGCAGCGGGCCACGAGATCGCCAACGCGGCGGGCGAGGCGCAAGGGCAGGGCTCGGCGTTGGGCGCGGCTCTGGCGATCGCCGAGACAGCCGGGGCGGCGGCGGCCAGCGCGAGCGCTGCGGCCCAGATCGAGGTCACGGCCAACATTGCGGGCACGGCTGGCGCAACCAGCGACGCAGCCGGCCAGGCCGTGGTGATCGCCCAGACCAGCGGAGCGGCGACTGGGTCCGGCGGCTCTGGTGCCGTCGCCGATGAAATCGCAACCACGCGCGGCGACGCCGCCGCGGCCTCGACGGCCGCCGGCATCGCCCTTGCGATTGTCGAGACGGTCGGGAACGCCAGCGCGGCGGGCACGGCCATGGGCGATTCGATCACGACCGCCCAGCTGGCCGGGTCCGCGCCCGGGGCCTCGACCGCATCCGGCGCTGGCCTGACGATCGCCCAGACGACGGGCACGGCTACGGCGTCTGGCGGTTCGGGCGCAGCGGCGGACGAGATAGCGACCACGCGCGGCGACACGGCGGCGAGCGCCGCTGCGGTCGGAGTCGCGCTGGCGCTCGTCGAGACGACGGGGAGCGCGACCGCGTCGGCGGCGGTCGCTGGCGAGGTCGGCGCGATCACATTGACGGCTGGCGCAGCCAGCGGAGCCGCCAGTGCGGACTCCGTTGCCAGAACACTCGTGATCCTGATCGGCAGCGCCTTCGGCCAAGGTGGCGTGGCCGCCGTGATCGAGATCCGTTACTGGGCGCCGAAGGAGCGCACCGCCCGGGCTTTCCCGGAGAGCCGAATCGCTGTAGCTACGGCGTGAAGCCGCCGGGCCGCCGCCGCGGCATTACGCCGCGAGGGAGAAGCGGATATGGCCAGAACCTGGCCCTTCAAGGACCCCGAGGAGGTGCTGGACTACGGCTTCGATTGGTCGCCACGCGCCCTTGACGAAGATCTGATCGAGTCCACGACCGCCGAGGTCGTCACAGGCGACGTGGTGATCGACTCGCACGGGGTCGCCGAGGTCGAGGGCGTCCTGACCGGCCACGGCACCGTCACCTGGCTGTCTGGTGGCACGGCTGGCACCGCCTGCGAAATCAACCTCCATGCGGTCACGGCTGGGGGCCGCGAATTGGAACAAACCCTCAAGATCAAGATCAAGGAACGCTGATGGCTGAGCTCGACATCGCGAGCGAAACCTACGAGGTCTATGCCGACGTGGAGTTCGCCGACATATTCCTCGCCGCCGACGTGCGCCGCGCTGCGTCATGGGCGGCCCTCGCGGATGATGAGGACGCAAAGGGCCGCGGCCTAGTCAGCGGGACGCGCGCTCTCCAGCGCCTTGTCGGCTGGACGGACGGTGTGCCGTCGATCACCACCCCGCCCCTCGCTGTCCAGCAGGCAACGGCCATGCTGGCCGCCGACATGCTCTCCGACCCCGATCTGGGCGATACGCCGGGCACGGCTTCGAATATCAAGCGGGTCAGAGGCGGACCCGCCGAGGTCGAATTCTTCCGAGCCCTAGAGGGTCGGCCTCTCCCGGCCGGCGTCTGGGATCTGCTGGCCTCGGCTGGGCTTCTTGGCAGCGCCGCCGACCCGGGCGCTGGCGGGGCCTATGTGGGCGGCATCCGTTCGCGCAGCCATTTTGACGACGATTGCGGCGTCGTACCGTGGCGCGATACCGGCGACTGGGGCGGGAGCGGCTGTGGGCAATAAGCTGTTCGGGGTCGATATTTCAGGGCTGGTGGCCAAGCACATCGCGCCCGGCTTGCTCGACGTGACTCTCACCACCTGGGCGCTCGGCAACCGCACCGCTGGCAAGCTGGCCGAGGGCCGGGCTCGAGTTCCGACCGTCCATGATCGTGGCATCAAGGGCATGTGGGAGGATATCAGCCCCGCGCTCGTCGATGGCCAGCAGATCTTGGTCGGCGATCGCATCGGGTTCCTGATCGGCGACACCATCCCGGCGGGAGTCGTGCTCAAGACCAACGATCAGATCACGATCGAGGGCCTAAGCCTCTATGTGATTCGCCTTCTCAGGCGCGACCCGGCGGCGGCGACCTACCGATATCTCTGCCGGGACCGCAAGGGCCCGGACGGTGCCTGACATTGTCGATCCCATTGAGCGCATCGACGCCGTTCTATCCCGCCAGGAGCGCCGAATCGCCGCGGTGTTTCGGGTGGCGATCGCGGAACTCAAGGATCAGATCGACCTGTCCGAACTGGCCCGCCTCCTTGAGGCCGGACAGTTTGAGGAGGCGCTCGCACGCCTGAACGTCGCCTCCGAGCGACTCGCCCAGGCGGTCAATTTCGCGTTCATCGATTCTGGCCGCGGGACGAGCACCTTCCTCCAGAACGCCGGGGTGGTGAGCGTCGGGTTCAATCAGGTGAACACACGCGCGGTCGCGATCATGCTTGCCGATCGCCTCCGGCTGATTCGGGAGTTTAGCGAATCGCAGCGCGAGGCCGCGCAGGCTGCGATGGCGGCTGGCATTCAGGCAGGAATCGGCCCGCGCGACCAGGCCCGCAATTTCCGCGACGCGATCGGACTCACGCAGCGGCAGAGCCAGGCGGTCCAGAACTATCGGGCGCTGCTGGAGCGGGTCGGGGATCCGGGCATGAGCGCAGCCCAGCAGGCCGAATCGCTGACCCGGCGACTCCGGGACGGTCGCCATGATCGAACGGTTCGGCGATTTATCAGCGAGCGCCGCCGTCTGAGCCGGTCCCAGATCGACCGCATGGTCGGTCGCTACGCCGAGCGGACGGTCAAGTATCGGTCCGAGGTGATCGCGCGCACCGAGGCCCTGCGCGCCGTCCATCAAGGGAGGCGCGAGGCGATCGCCCAGGCGATCGACCGCGGCTCGATCGACCCGAGCCGAATCGAGCGCGAGTGGAACACGTCCGTCGATGGCCGCGAGCGGCTGAGCCACCGGATGATGCACCGCCAGAAGCGCGGCTGGGATGAGCCGTTCGAATCGCTCTCCGGCCCGATCATGCACCCCGGCGACCCCAACGCTCCCGTCGAGGAGACGGCCCAGTGCCGCTGCATCGAGACGATGCGAATCAAGGCCCGCGCCCGAACGGCTTGAAATCGCCGACGGCGCGTGCCCGCAAATGGGGGCTTGCGAGTCGTGGACCGGGCGGAGTAAGAACCGCCCCGATAGGACATGACGCCTAGAGGCGCGCCGATCGCCCGCCAAGCCTCAACCCAGCGTCCCGGGGGGACGCGCTCGGAGCCTGGCGTCTTGGACAAGATCTCGTTCTTCAAGGTAGAGGCGATCAGCGACGAACTGGGCGTCGTCTATGGCAAGGCGATCGTGTGCACCGAGAACGGGGAGGCGTATTACGATCTCCAGGGCGACCACATTCCCGAAAACTCGATGGAGCACTCCGGGCTGGAGTTCGGGCTCGGCGAGCGCATCGGCAAGGAAATGCACCGCGGCGAGCGCAAGGGGTCGTTCCCGTTCCTGATGCCGATCACCGCCGAGACCAAGAAGGCCTTCGGAATCGAGTGCAACTGGACCGGCCTAGCGGCCGGTTTCAAACCGGACACGCCCGAGCTTCTGGGGAAGTTCAAAGACGGCACCTACAAAGGATTCTCGATCGGCGGAAAGCGCCTCGTCGATGAACCCCAGCTTGAGGACGCGTGATGGCGAAGAACATCATGCGGCGCTTTCGCATCGGCGAGATCAGCGGAGTGGACAACCCGGCCCAGGAGGGCGCGCGCGTCCTGCTGATCAAGCGCGCCGACCCCGACGCCGGCGAGGAGTTTTGCAAGGCGACGTTTCGGGAGGCGCTCGAATCGGCCCAGTTGGAGGCCAGGTTCAGCCGCGCATTCTACGACGCCTTCGATGGCCTCTGGACCATCAACGACGCGCTCAGGGAAGCGCTGCGCGACCGCTACAATGACCGCGAGGAAACGGTGCGCCAGTATCTGGAGACGGTGGCCGATCTGGCCAGGCGCGCCGTCGAGGCAACCGCCGGGCTGGAGAAAGCCGACGCGGTGCCGGACGAAACCATCATCAAAGCGGCAATTCTGGCCGCGATCGACGAAGCCCAAGGAGAAGATCCCATGAACAAGACCCAGCTCGCTGCGGCCATCGCCAAGTTCAACAAGAGCGGCGGCACCCAGGCCGAAATCGACGCCATCAAGGCGGCGGCCAAGACCCTCGGGGCCGAGGATCTCCTGCCCGCGACCGGCGCGCTCGCCAAGGACAGCGACAGCGCCGCCCAGCTGGCGGCCATGCAGGCTAGGCTCGACAAGGCCGACAAGATCGGCGCCCTGTCCGTCGAGGCGAAGAAGTTCTTCGACGGCCTGGCCGACGACGCGGCCCGCGACGCCTTCCTGGCGAAGTCGGCGGACGACCAGCGGGCCCAGATGACCGCCTCGCAGGGGGATGACCCGGTGCTCTACAAGTGCTCCGACGGCACCGAGATCCGCAAGTCGCACGGCCCGCTCGCGCTCGCGCAGGCGAAGTCGATCGACACCCTGATGAATCGCGTCGCCAAGGCCGAGGCAACGGCTGGCGACGCCGATCTGCGCAAGCGCGCCTCGACCGACCTGGCCAAGCTGGCCGGCACCGAGGACACCAAGGTGGCGCTGCTCAAGGCCGTCGACTCCATCGCGGACGATGCGACGCGCACCGCCGTCATGGACACGCTGCGCGGGGCCAACAACGCCATGAAGGGTGCGTTCTCGCGCACTGGCACGACCGCGGCCGGCGGCCCGATCGTCAAGAACGACGGGCCGGTTGTCAGCGACGAACTCAGCGGCCCGGACGCGGAGCTCGACACGATGGCGAAGGCGGCGGCGCCCGATCATGGCGGCGACTATTTCAAGGCTTATCAGGCGGTGATCGAGACCCCGAAGGGTCGCGAACTCTACAAGCAGTCGCTGGACAGCGCCGCGCAGTAAGCTGGCGACCGGGGGCCTGCCCGGCCCCCGCCGCCACGGAGTGAATCAGGGGCCAATCAGGCCCGAGGACGAGGAAGGAACCCACCATGGCCCTCTATGAACTGGCCCGGACGCTGAACGGCGTGATCAAGGTCGAGAACGGCGTTGCCGGCGCGGACATCTATCGGTTCGTCGATTGGGTCGCGGGCGCGACCGAGCCCTATGAATTCGCCACTTTCGTGCCCGGCGCGGCCGGGGGCGTCCCGGCCGGCATCTGCGCCCAGAAGCCGGACCCGAACGGCGTCAAGCAGTTCCTGACCTCGACCGGCTACGTCAACAGCCAGCTCGCCATCCCGGAGGGTGGCCAGTGCCTGATCCTTTGCGCCGAGATCTGTGCGGTCGGCGACTGGCTCCGGGCCGGCGGCAATGGCGGCGAAACCGACGGCGCGGCCTATCTGGCCAACGCCACCAACGACGTGCGGATCGCGCGCGCGCTGGAGGTCGGCGCGGTCGGCCAGATCATCGCGATTCAGTACGTCGGCTATAGCGGCCTCACGCCGTAATCGACGAGGCAAGCGAGCCAGGCGCTCGAAACGAAGCAAAGGAGCAAAGACCATGCCGTTCATCAGCCCGACGCCTGGCGACGTTCACGTCAACCGGCCCCTCACCAACCTCCTGATCGGTTACATGATTCAGGACGACACCTTCGTCGCCGACCGCCTGTTCCCCAACATCCCGGTGGCCAAGCAGAGCGACGCCTATTGGGAATACAACCGGGAGTCGTGGAACCGCGACGAAATGAAGGTCCGTGCCCCGGCGACCGAATCGGCCGGCACGACCTACGATATCGGCCAGAACGCC